TATCCCGCTATTCTTTGAAGATACAGGGCAACCTGTTTCTATTGAATTGACTATGGCGTTCCAGGAAACACAAATTGTCACAAGAGATAATATGGATGACGGATTTGGGAATAAATCAAAATCTATTGAACCGACAGGTAAAGCGTAATGTCAAATTATTTTTCATACTTTCCTAAAACACCGCACGATTTAACAAAGCACGGGCAAAGAGTACAACTAACAAACATTCTGCGAAGGTTCAAGGTTTCCTCTGTTGTAGCTAATCGCACAGATGCATATTACACTTATGACATACAGGAAGGAGACCGACCAGATACAATTGCTGAAAAATATTACGGAAACGCAAATTATGCTTGGTTGGTATTACACTTCAATGATATTGAAGATGTTAGGTTTGATTGGCCATTGAGCACGGTTGACTTTGAGGCTTATATTGCAGGTAAGTATGGTTCTTTGGCAGCTGCCCAAGCAAAGGTTGAAGAATATAGAATTTATTTGGGTCGTATTGAGGGTGGGCAAAAAGTCCCCGCAACAGCCAAAACTTTATATGATGGGACGCGCCTCGAGGAGCGAGTCGTTGTTGTTGATGAGACCACATATAACGCAACTGCTTCTAACTTTCAAAAAGCTGCTGTTTCATCATATGACTTTGAAGCCGAGAAGAACGAAACAAAAAGGTCTATCCGCCTATTAGACAAAAGGTATTTAGGTAAAGTCAGAGACGAAGTTGAAGATATCTTGAGGAATGGCGTCTAATGTCTGAGGGTATCACGGGATATAGAAATCCTGGCGACATCGACATAAGGAGATTTTCATTGATCTCCGCGACTGGACAGATCATCGACTTATCGTCACTCACAATAGATTTTAGTGTATTTCAAAATTTATTCGAACATTACCTACAGTGCGACCTAGTGATAAATGATTCTGTCGGTTTGATCAACACTTTGAACGGTGATAAGGATAACTCTGTTGCTGGCGGTTTCACTGGCGGTGAGATTTTAGTTGTCTCGTACAAATCAAACGACGACTCATTGGAATATAAAAATCACTTCTTCGCTTTATATGAGTTGACCGACAGAAAGAGAATCGAAGAAAGAAGCGAAGCATATTTTTTGTCTGGTATTAGCATCGAAGCATATCCAGCTATGTCGAATAAAATTTGCAGAGCATATGGTGGGGGTGGCGGCAACCTTATCTCAAAAATGGTAGAAAGTATTATCGGTGAGTTTGTCTATACTGAAAGCGTAAAGTCCCTACATTACAATTACAGAGACACCATTGGGTTAAGGCAAACAAAAGAAGTTGACGTCGACGAAACGATAGGTTTACAAAAATACATAATACCAAATTTAACTGTTGATGACACTATTGACTTTTTAGCAAAAGAAGCTGACTCGCCCGACCACATACCTTATTACATCTTCTATGAAAATAGTAAAGGATTCAATTTTAAGAACCTTGGTAACTTGATCAAGCAGGATGTCAAAGAGGAGTTTGTGTATCTCCCATCAAACTTAAATGAAGGTAAAGGCTCTGCGAATGATGAAAATTTTGACAGAACGAAGATAATTTCTTTCGATGTCATAAAGCAGAGTAATATATTAGATAATATTCAAGGTGGGTTATATAAGTCAAAAACGATCCACCTAGACATTCTGAGAAAAAATAAACGCGAAGTTACATTTGATTACAACGACTATGTGGAAAAGTTTAGTAAACTTCAGCCGCACAAAATAGTGGGAGATGTTGACACTTTTCCTGTTGTGAGAATGATGACTTCAAGAACTGGTCATGACAACGATTCTATATTTGCCGACGAAGCACCAACTCCTAAAAAGTATGGAGAGGTAATAGGGCAGAGTCAGTCATACGAATCTCATATATTTAATACCATAGTCGAAATCAATATTCCTGGAGACAGCGAACTTGACGTCGGAGACATCATTCGGTTGAATATTCCCGTTGCCTCTACCTCAAATGACCAAGATGGTGACGAGGATAAATACCTGAGCGGTAAGTATTTGATCACTAAGTTGAGACATAAAATGCTTGATGGGAATGATTCATTTACAACAATCCTAGAGTGCTCGAAAGATACAGGCACTAAAATTTAAACAACCAATGGAGCAATAAAATGCCATTACCAGGATCAAAAAGAGAAAAGCAGTTTTTATCGGAAATTGCTGAAAAAAATGTCACTCCAGTAGAAGCACCAGTTGAGCCAACATTTCTACAAGAAATAAAAGAGCCAACCCACGAGCATGAAGAGTTAGTGGAAGAAGCACCCGAAAAGAAAAAAAAGAAAAGTCGCTGGAAAAAATAAGCTAACCTCTCAAGGTAACGCATGAGACAATACATCGGTAGAGATGACTTCACTTGGTTTATTGGAGTTGTTGAAGATAGGAACGACCCAGCCCAACTCGGCAGGGTGCGAGTCCGCACATTCGGATACCACACAGAAGATAAAGACCAGATTCCTACCGATAGTCTCCCTTGGGCAACGCCAATTAATAGTGTCGATTCTGCATCAATTAGCGGGATAGGAACATCACCAACAGGAATGGTTGAAGGAACTTGGGTTGTCGGGTTCTTTATTGATGGCGACCGAGCGCAAGAGCCTGCTATAGTCGGTACTCTTTCTGGGGCGCCAAAGTCCTTGGCTGAACCAACTCTCGGTTTCAACGACCCGAACGGTGTGTATCCGAAATACGTTGATGAGTCAGATGTAAATGGACGTGCGCGTGCGGTTGCGGATGATACTACTGAGGATGCTGGTAGCATAGGAATTCCTGCGTCACCATACGCTCCTGTGTACCCAATGAATCACGTCAAAGCAACTGAGTCAGGGCACTACAAAGAATATGACGATACAGCTGGCGTAGAAAGAATCAAAGAGTTTCATAAAAGCGGTACGCAATATGAAATTCACCCAGACGGAACTAAAGTTACAAGAGTTGTAAAAGATAATTACTCACTAACAGCTGGTGACGACAAGTTACACGTCAAAGGAAGTGTTACTATATATGTAGATGGTGATACGAATATTACTGTTGCCGGAACTACAACTGTTGACACACCGACAACCAACTGGACTGGGGATATAAATTTGACAGGCGATTTGAATATTACTGGAACTTCAACTGCATCTGGTGACCATGTGTCCGCAGGAATTTCTGGTAAGGGTCATACGCATAAAGATACACCAGGACTTGGCGCTGGCGTGACCAGCAAGCCGCAATAGGTGAATAATGGCAACTAACTTTCTTGACGAATCTAGATTCTCGCTCAAAATTGGTGGCATGGAAATTGCTTCGGACACCAGCGCAGGGACTATAGATGGGCAATTAGTATTTGGTGATTGGGTTATCGTCAACGAGTCTGAAGAGTTAATCTTTAAACTCAATGGCGTTGAGAAGATGAGGTTGAACACTTCTGGCATTGTCGGAACAACAAGTACAGGGATAGACTACAAAACATTTACATACACCTCAACCAACAGCGATACAGTATTTTCTGGTGCGGATGATTTTGGTACCACGCTTGATTATTCTGATGGAAATGTTGCCGCTTACCTGAATGGTATTAGATTGGTGGCTAATACTGATTATACTGCGGTCGGTGGTTCTTCTGTTACTTTCCTTGAAGCCACGGCAAATGGAGATATTGTAACTTTAGAATCGTTCTAGTTACCCTTATAAATAGAATATTGAATGAAGTTTGAATAGTAACATTAAAAGGGCGACATTCTTATTATACTATATTATTGAAAAAAGTAAAGGTTTTTTTATGAATAATCATGACAGTTTAGTAAATTTATTTGAAACGTACACAACTGAAAGCGAAAAGTTTAACTCTGGAAATAAATCAGCTGGAACCAGAGCAAGAAAGGCATTAGCCGAGATTAGCAAGTTGTGTAAGGAAAGGCGAAAAGAGATCCAAGAATCTAAAAACGCATAAAGTAGAGAGATATGGCAGTAAAAACTAAAAAGAAAGAAATATTCAGTGATCTGGATTTGGGATTCTACGCCCATCCCGTCACTCAGGCTGTCACTCGAAAAACTAATAGGGATTCGGTTAGGCAATCGGTCAAGTCACTCATATTGACTGATTTTTACGAGAGACCATTTAAGTCTGATATTGGTTGTAGTATTCGTTATTTTCTTTTTGAGCTTTTTACCCCAGCAATAAAACAGCAGATGGAGCGTGCCATCCGAGAGGTTATTTCAAACTATGAGCCTCGTGCGGATGTTGTAGCAGTACTTGTTGAAGAAAACCGAGAAGCTCATGCTCTCATCATTTCCGTAGCATTTATGATAATTAACGATCCGGAACCAGTCATCTTAGATGTCATACTAGAAAGAGTCAGGTAATGTCAGCAAACACATACTTACAAGTATCAGAATTAGATTTTGAAGATATCCGTTCAAATCTAAAAACGTATTTAAGCAGTCAAGATCAGTTTAAAGACTACAGTTTTGAGGGTTCGGCTATGGCTGTTCTTCTCGATGTTCTTGCATATAATACGCACTACAATGCATATTATCTGAACATGGTCGCTAATGAAATGTTCTTAGATACTGCTCAACAAAGGGATTCGGTAGTTTCCCGAGCTAAGGAACTTGGTTATGTTCCTGTATCGTCAGTCGGTGCGCAGGCTGAAGTCAATATTAATATAACTGGTGTTGATAGTACGATAACTCAAATCACTATACCGAAGAATTCTAAGTTTACAACAACATTTGATGATGTCACATATACCTATGTCAACCCTGCTGCCAAGAAAATTGCGGCAACTTCTCCAGGAGTATTTTCCGACACGCTAACAATCAAAGAAGGCGAGCCTTTGACGCACTCTTGGACTGTAAGTGCTTCTAATCCAGTGAGATACATTCTTCCTAATGCCGGAGTCGACACCACGAGTATCGCTGTGACAGTTCAGGAGTCTGCCTCTGACGACACCTTGGTTGATTTTTACAGAGCTACAAACATAACGCAGGTTTATTCAACTTCTGCAATTTATTTCCTTGAAGAAGCTGCTGATGAGAAGTATGAAATTATATTCGGTTCAGGTTCTCTTGGTAGATCTCTGAAGGCTGGAAACATTGTTAAAGTAGAATACCTCGTTAACAATGGAGAAGCGACTAACGGTGCTGACTCATTTAGTGTAGACAGCCTGAACATAGGGACTTCTTATACATCAGCAACTATCACTTCTGTTGCTTCTAACGCTCTTGGTGGTCGACCTCAGGAAACAGTTGATTCAATTAAATTCCAAGCACCAAGAAATTACCAAACGCAAAACCGAGCTGTTATTGCTAGCGATTATGAAAGAATCCTTCTTTCTGAGAATCCAGATTTACAGTCAGTGATTGCCTTTGGTGGGGAGCAAGCATCTCCCGCAGTTTTCGGTAAGGTATTTATTGCTGTAAAACCGTTCGGCGAAAAGTTTGCTACACAAAGCAGGAAGCAATCTATCAAAACATCGATCTCGGATAGAACGCCATTAGCGGTAGACCCAGTTATTATTGATGCCGACTACACATACATCATCCCTACATTAACAACATATTATGACGTGACTAAATCCGCTCTCAATGATAGTGCGGTTGAAGCTAATGTCAGGGCTGCTATTAATACTTTTTCTGAAAGTAATTTAGGTCGGTTTGGTAACAAACTTCGGTTTTCCAGATTCGTTAGATCGCTAGACGATACTTCGGATGGGTTCGTTTTAAATAATGATGCGGCAATCAAAATTGAAAAAAGAATTACACCAAATTTAAATGTGGCTGAATTGGTTTCGTTGCAATTTAATAATGCTCTTCGTCCAGGATCTTTGGGATCATCAGAGTTTACATACGATGGGTTTTCCTCATTTTTAGGTGATGATGGTCTTGGGAAAGTTAGCATCTTCCGATATAGCGATAATAAAGAACGTGTCAACATTGTTCCTGATGCTGGAGCGATTGATTACAAAACTGGGTTAGTTACTGTTGAGAATTTCTTGCCGTCTGCATATTCGGACTTAGAACTCAAGGTTAATGTTGCGCCAGAGAACTTGGACATTATACCAGTTAGGGAGCAGATATTGCTGCTAGAATCTGGTGACGCTGTTATTAATGTTGTTGGCGAGCAGACCTAATGATAAAAGCTAAACTTTCATCTATCGTAAGTAATCAATTTCCCGCTTTTTTCAAAGAAGAAGGCGAGAACTTTCTTGCGTTTATCGAGGCATATTATGAGTACCTTGAACAAAATGGAAAGTTGACAGAAGCTATACAGAACCTTGAAGGGACTAGGGATATCAACACAACTCTTGATGAGTATATTCAATACTTTCAAGATACTCTCCTACCATCCGTCCCACACGAAGTTGCTGCCGACAAGAGGCTTCTTGCTAAGTATGTAAAATTTTATAATGTAACTCGTGGTTCGCTTGCATCATATAAGTTGCTCTTCAGAACGATATACAATGAAGCGGTTGAAGTATATTATCCTGCCGACCAAATGCTCAAAGTTTCTGATGGTGATTGGAACCACGATCAGTATCTTGTAACAAATTACGACATTAACAATTACAAATTTATCGGGAAAACGATTCAAGGTCAGGAGTCCCGAGCTGAAGCTCTCGTTGAAGATATAGTTGGTCGAGTGATTAGAAACAGAGATGTCATGCAGATAAATGTTTCTAATGTAAGGGGTTCATTCAACCACTTAGAGCCAGTTAGAATTTTAGACGAAGCACCTAGTGGTACAGGTCACGCGCCTTTAGTTGAGGCTGGTATAGCGCAAATTGAAATTATATCTCCTGGCGGTGAATATAGTGAAGGTGACGTTGTTGAGTTATTGTCGAATGATGTTGGTGATTTTGGTAAGGTTGTTGTAACTGATACGATTGACCTTGGAGGGTCGATCACATTTTCTATAACAGATGGTGGATCAGGTTTCACTTCTTCTATAGGCGGTGTGGATCAAGGCGAAACATTAATCTCTATTACGGGAGGAGACGGGCAATCTCCAGCAAGTTTCACTATAGAACAAACTGATATTGGTGATAGTTTCGCGATATCAATGAACACCAATTTGATTGGTGCGAATAACATATATGGTGCTGGCGGTGCTCAAGTTACATATGCTGATTCAAGCACTGGTATTATGGACACCTTTGCTAATACTATTATTGGTGCAGCTAGTTTCGGTTTCCCAGAAAATGATGAGATAACTGGCGATAGTGCTTATCGAGACAATACTAATGCAGCAATACAGATTGCTAATAGTGCGCAAATCAGCCTCGGTGATTCATTATTTGGCGTAACGTCTTCAGCTAATGCTATCGTAACAGAAGTTGTTGATGCGACCGCTGGTGCTTCTTGGTTCAGGGTAGATACGTATAGAAACTTCTCAACTTCAGAAACTGTTAAGATCGGAACATCTGGTGGCGCGTCAGTCGGAACAGTATCCGCGTTCCAAAGTAACACTGTCGGTGGGCACGTTCTTCAACTAGGTCGCCCGACCACGGTAAATATCAACGAAGGGGATGAGCTTGTTTCAGAGTCACCGTTTAGTTACATTGCTAATACCGCTGATGTAATTAAGACTAATGAAATAATCCACAGTTTTGCTGTAGTTAAAAAGATTGTCGCCAATATACCGTATGGATATGAACATAATCCTACAGCAAATACTATTCTTTCTGGCACAATTTCTTCATCCGCAAATACTGTAACTGG